CAGGCAATTTCTTACTTCTCTCACGATAAAACGCTAGTCGCTCATTAAAATACTCGCTCAAATGTGCTGGTTGTTGTCGTTCAACTTCGGACGCAACAACTGGCATATTGAGACGTTCTTTATATGCAATACCACTCGCAGATAGATCGACGTTAATTTTGTCTTTTTCTTCCTGAGTTAGCTCAGCTAGATTTTTCATTTGATAAGCTCTGTTAATGAATTTGAAAGTAATTATAGCATTTAAACTCATGTTCCATAACGGAGTATTAATTATCTGGTTTTTTTAATGTTGTAGGAAACGGTGGTTTTATTTGCATGTATTGCGTAAGAATCCATACTAGTGAAATTATTCCTAGAATACGGACATACCAAGGGTTACCACCTGTTATAACTTCTTTTTCTCTAAACATTTCACTTTCTGGATAAGCAAACGAATAGAAAGTCATAGCAGCTATCCCAATAAGAAGAGCCGTGAAGAATAAGTTTATAAAAAAATTATGTACTTTATAACTTATTGAATTTTTATTGACATTTTTCTTTTTTGAAATTTCCTCTTCTTTGCTAAAAATAGATTTCACGCCTATAATTTTCCCTCTTTCTTTAAGATCTTTTTTGGTTCCTGTGTGTAGAATTTCAATTCTAGCGCCTTCATTTTTCTCAAGAAAATCAAAGTCTATTAGGATGCTGTTAGGGTAATCTTCATCTGTTTTTAAGCTGATATTATTAGTGGGATTATTTTCGATAATAATTTGATAACGTAACAATTTTATGTCGGGATTTATTTCTATGCGAAGAGGATCCTTCGTGGCTAATGCCCTTTTATTAATCACTGTATTTCCTGAATTCCATATAATAAACTCAGAGGAAGATACGCTTTTTACATATTTATTGTTATATGAAATCGATACCTGCTTTGGTAACTTTGATTGGTTTGTGCCGATTAAATTGGTGTAGGAGTGAAAACTGGATATTTTGGATATTGGTTTTGATTTTATATAAAAAATAAAAGCTAAAATCACTCCGATAAGACCAATAGAGATACCAATAACAGCAGAAATAAAAGGATCTGATAATAGTTCTTTAAAATTTTGCCACATATAGGCTCCTATATGAAAAAGGCCCACCGAAGTGAGCCTTTTAAACTTTAAATGATCCGCGTGTCATTTGCGTGTCATTTATAGTTCTTTTGTTGTCAGTGTGTAGTCTTGGTGATTTCGCTAACTTCTTGTTTTTGAAACCGTTGTCCTATCACTGACCCACCAAATTTGGTGGAGCTGGCGGGAGTTGAACCCGCGTCCGAAATTTCTACATTCTCTAGTGTGGTATAAGTAAAACAACAGCTTGCTATAAATATCAATAAGATAATTGGTGATAACTCGTGTTACTTGGTGTTGTTTTGTGTTCGTTTGTGGTCTGTGTGGACATATTATGGACATTGTAATGTCATTAAAATAAAAATTGAAAATAGAATTATTTGTTTAAGGATGTTAATGGATTCTTTGTAATTGCATCTTCTAAATGGGTAGGGGCAAAGTGCGCATAGACCATTGTCATTTTTATATCTGAGTGGCCAAGTATGTCTCTTAATACCAATATATTTCCTCCGTTCATCATAAAATGGCTGGCGAAAGTATGTCGCAATACATGAGTGCATTGACCTTCTGGTAGTTCAATACCTGATTTATTTACTATGCGTTCAAAATTTTTACGGCATGGTGTAAATAGTTTTCCCCTCTTTTTGGGGATTTCATCATAGAGTTCTTTAGATATAGGAACTGTACGTACTTTTTTACTTTTTGTTTTACTAAATGTGATGCGATATGGTGTTACTTGGCTACCTTCTAGATTTTCCGCCTCGCTCCATCTAGCTCCTGTTGATAGACAAATCTTTGTGATTATCAAAACACTTTTATTTCTGGATTCAGACAAGGCTTCTAGTAGACGTTTAATTTCATTTTGATATAAAAAGGTAACCATTGTTTCATCGACTTTAAATGTGGGTAGACCAGCAAGAGGATTGGGTAAATCCCAATGCCCTAATTTTTTTAAAGTACCAAAAACAGCTGATAAGTTTCTTTGTTCATGATTTACCGTAACAGGCTTTATTTCCATTAATCGCCCGTTAATATCAGGTATTTCGCCTTTTAATCTGCCTTCTCGATAAAGACTAAAATCAGAAGCCGTTAATTGAGATGCAATTGGATCACCTAATCCCGCACAAATTGCCTTTAATTTTGACATCATGCGAACAGAATCAGTTAATGTTCTCCCGTAGAGGTCATGCCAGAAAATTATTAAATCAGATAATCTTCTATTATCTTGTTTCTCTCCAAGCCACGGTTTATCTTCTATTTCTGCAAGAATAAATTTTTCATAAGAAAGGGCTTCACCTTTAGTAGCAAACTTTTTGCGTATGCGCTTACCACTGACACCGTTGGGGCGCAGGTCACAAAGCCACTCTCCAGAATCAAGTTTTCTAATTGTCATTCTATAAATTTTCAATAACAGTTATTACACGGCCTAAAACGGTCAAATCGTCTAAATTGCAATCAAAGGGAACTCCAGAACCAGAAACACGAACTTTTTTAATAGGGATAAGAGTTAATTCCCGTATGCTAATTTTTCCTTCAATATCTACCAACCACTGACCATCAAATATATCGTCAAAGTTTTCTTCTAAAATATAGTAACTATCGCCATCTTTTATACATTTTGCCTTTTGAGGTAGTGGAGCTGTGCTTTTGAGCATTGCTTTATCAAATAAAACATCATCAAACATTAATAGACGTCCATTCACTAAACGCGAACAAGGGATTTTTAGAATGTCTACTTTTTCATTTGTGAAGGTTTTACCTATACCAAAAGCTAACCACTCCAGACTGGCTCCAGTTTCTAATGCACATCGAACAACGATATCAGATGGAAATAAATCTCTTTTATACCTCATCGCCAAACTACTACTTGCTATACCAAAATGTAGTGCTAGAGCTATTTTTGTATCAAAACCGTAAGCTTCAATAACTCTATCTAACACCTCTGATCCACCCTTGGTAAAATCTATTTGTAGACTCAAGTGAATATTCCTCTTGATTTGTAGGTATAAGCGAGTGTATTATTCGCTTATAGCTAGTGTTGAGTGATGCTAACTAGTGCGGACTAGTGAGAATTAAAGGAGATTTTGCCTTATGAAAGATCAATGTTCAATCAATATAGGTAAGCAGAAACGGTATATCCCTATCGCAGAATTTTGTAAGCAGTACGGTATGACGCTTGATTCTGCAAGATGGCAAGTGCGAGAGGGTAAGTTGAAAATAAAACCCAAGAAAAAATCACACGAGCGAGTTTATATAGATTTAGAGCATTACCATAAAGAGTGGTATGTCTAAATTTTTAGCTTTAGGTTGATAACCAATACACGAATAGTGAACTTAAAGAAGAATAAACACCATGTTTGATTATCAGGTTTCCAAACAAGCGCACTTTAATAATGCATGCCGTGCTTTCGCAAATACCCATAAAGGGGATTTAGTGCAAATAGCTGAAAGTATCGGCATGAACGCCCAAATGTTGCGTAACAAGTTAAATCCTGAACAACCGCACCAGTTAACGTGCATTGATTTAATGAAGCTAACTGATGCAACCGAAGACGCATCGATTCTTGATGGAGTTCTAGAACAGATGCAATGTCAGCCGTCAGTGCCAGTTAATGAAGCGTGTGATTCTAATGTACCCGCTTATTTATTAACGGCAGTCGGTGAAGTTGGAAAATTAGCAACAAATACAGTTTCAGGCGGTAATTTAAATAATGCGCGTGTCGCTGAATTTAAACGTTCTGTTAATACGGCAATTCGTTGTTTAACGTTGGCAGGAATAACACTATCCGCAAGATTACATACTAATCCAGCGTTTGCCTGTGCAGTGGATGCAGTAACAAATCTTAGCCCGTCAATGATGTGAGGTTTTAAAATGAAATTAAATTCATTACAGCTTCAACAACACAAATATAAATTATCCAGTGATTCATTTAAAAATGAAAATAACAATTCTATTTATATTGTTAGTCTCATTTTATTTATGGGTTATTTATTAATTTCAGCTTTAAGTTAGAGGTATTTATGTCTAAGGAAAATATGTTTGATGAGATTTTACCAGGTGCGAAAGAGCGTCAAATAGAGCGCTTAAAAAAATTAACTGAAAATAATAATGCCGAAGTGAAAATAGATGTCGATTATAGTGAAAACAAAAAAATTAATGAGATTTTAAATTTCATGAGAAATAAACAATCGGAAAAAATCCATTTTAAAAATAGAATTTTCGAATTGGTAAAAAATAAATTAAATAATGGTGTGTTGAGTGTGGATGATATTGCTTAGCAATTGACTAGTTTTAGAAATGAGCTAGTTGATGCTTATGCAGAATCAACAGAATTTGAAGATATACCGTTTTAAGTGAGGATGTTATGTATCAGAATCAAGTTGAAAATGAACAACGTGCTTTTCATATTCCAGTTGCTCAACGTGTCGATGGATTAAATCACACTGCTAAATTACGTTCTCGTCACTTTGGTTTACAAAATGAAGAATTAAAACGCTTCTTTTTTGATATGCGTGATAGATTTGATGACTGCTACCAAGAAAATAAAAAATTCTTAGGTGTTATTTTATATATGGCAGGCATTCCAAAAGAAAGACATGATTTAAAATTTGAAGATTTTAAAACAGAAGAAATTTTCGACATTATTAAAGCCATTAATCATATCAAAGCCGTTACGGCATTATTACCTAAACAATTAGCATTACCGCAATAATTAATTAAACCCAAAGTAAAAATAAATGACCTTAATCGGTTAGGGCTTTTTGCAACCTAAATAAAGGAAATTAACTATGAATACATCAATACCAACTCCCATTTTTACGCCTAGTTTAGTGTCTGAAATTGAACAAGCATTAGTTTTAGATTCTGCATTAGTATTTGCACGTAATGAACAAAAGCAAGCCTGTGCGGATAAATACGCATCCCGTATTCGCAAGTTATCTAGTCTTATCATTCAAAACAAAATGGATTATGCCGACATTGCTGAACTGTTGGAAAGTGAAGCATCAGAGCTAGAACGTCAAGCACAAGAACTGGTTTGATATGACTATCGCGGTGGAGAATAACAGCGACGTATTTATCTCAATGCGTCGCCAAAAAGAAGAATTTCAGCCAGGGTTATCGCCAAAAGCGTCCTTGGCTGAACGCATTATGTATGATGCAAACCCGCTTGATATTGAATTCCGTAATAGCATCTTAGGTAATGTGCCCGATTCATTAGCGATTTATTTTGCTACCCGATATTCAAAAATATTTAAAAGTGGGAAAAAAGATAGTAGACGTCTTGCTAATACCTTTTTACGCAAATTTGCACAGAATGTATTACCAAGATACAACCTTGTTTTATCTCAATATCAATTTGATGGTGTTACATCAGGTTATGATTTTTTCCCTGAAAAATACGTCGAACAAATTTCTAACCTACATACATTAGACCGCGGAACTATCAAAGAGCTGGCGAACGATATCGCCCGCTATCTTACTTCTACATTTACCGAATTTTGTCAGCGTGCCGATTATGAAAATGAAGCAGACGGGGCTAAGTTCGGCTACAAGAGAATAAGTAAGATCACCTCACAAATAGGCACTACACCGCCGTACTGGAACCAGTTCACACAAGGGCGTGGAATAACAGAAGGACAAATGTTATCAGGCTTATTACGCATGATGTCTGATAAATGGTGGTATGGACGTTTAAAGCGTATGCGCGATTTGCGTGCTGAACATCTGGCCATTGCTATTGGGCAGGTTAATAACAATGCATCACCTTATGTTTCTAGAAAAGCCTTGAATGAATGGATAGAGCAGAAAAAACGTAATTGGGAATACATTAAAGATTTTGATTTACAAAATGAGCACGGTGATCGCGTTTCTCTTGAAGAAATGGTGTTAGCCAGTGTTTCAAATCCTGCAGTGCGTCGAGGTGAATTAATGGTGCGTATGCGTGGGTTTGAAGATTTAGCCAAAGAAATGGGCTATGTCGGTGATTTTTACACACTCACAGCACCATCCAAATATCACAATACATATAGTAAGGGCGGTTTCATTGATAAATGGAACGGTGCATCACCGCGTGATGTTCAAAAATACCTCTGCAAAGTCTGGTCAAAAGTTCGTGCCGAGTATGCGCGCGAAGATATTCGCCCATTCGGTTTCCGTGTTGTAGAACCCCATCATGATTCAACTCCGCACTGGCATTTATTGTTATTTGTTCATCCTGATCATGTAGGACGTTTACGTGAAATTTTCGCGAAATATGCCCGTGAAGAGGATGCCTTTGAGTTAAAAACTAAAGAGGCTAAAGAAGCCCGATTTTTAGTTAAACCGATTGATGAGGAATTCGGGTCAGCAACAGGTTATATCGCTAAATATATTTCTAAAAATATTGATGGGTATGCCATGGACGATGAGATTGATACAGAAACGGGGCAAAAGTGTAAAGACATGGCTAAGTCGGTTTCTGCGTGGGCGAGCTTGCACCGTATTCGTCAATTTCAACAAATCGGAGGTGCCCCAGTGTCAGTGTGGCGTGAGTTGAGACGATTACCAGGTGATGAACAAATTCTAGCAACGGAAGATATGGATAACGTGCGCTTTGCTACTGATGTGCCTAATTGGTCAGCCTACACCGAGTTACAAGGTGGTGCGACAGTAAAACGTAAAGATTTAACCGTGAGACTGTCTTATGAGGTCACAGAGATGGGGAATGAATACGGTGAAGACGTTAAGAAAATCAAAGGGGTTTACTCGCCTGCAGTGGGCGAGGACTCATTTTATCTTACCCGCACGGCTAAATGGGAACTGGTCGCCAAAGAATCCACATCTGTTAAAGGGAGTGGTTTGGCTTTTGATGGCGCGAATAGCGCCCCTTGGAGTTCTGTCAATAACTGTACGGGGGAAACCCGAACGATTAACGATGAAGAAAAGGTGGTAACGGAAATTTTAGATAATTTCAAGTCAATCGGGCATGAAATTACCTTAGAAGATGCCCAAAAAATGAGAAATGGGTCGGGAATAGTCATTGATGATAAGGCATTTAGAAGTTTTGACGATGGTTCTTTGATAAGAACGGGCACAACACAACTGAAATACCGTCAATTTCACGAAAGGAAAGACCGTATTTTTAATAAAGTAAATAAATTAAGAGAGCACAGTCATGAAGAAAATAGAAATCACAGTCGAATTGCTTAATGATATTTGTGAAAAATATTCAAGAGCGTTATTTGAGTGGCAAAAAAATTGGAAGAATAATCAATTTCATCGAAATAGAATATTGCATAAAGGGCGTCAGGTTGGTGCTGATTGGTATTTTTCATTAGAAGCATTACATGATGCAATGTTGACAGGAAGAAACAAACTATTTTTAGGTGAAATGAGTGAGAGCGCGTTAGTTTACTTTTGTGGGCATTTAAATATTAAGCATAATGAAGTGGGCTTTTTTGAGTTAAGTAACGGTGCTCAAATTTCATTTATTAGAGAGCTAGAAACAACTTTTAGTGGGCGATTTGGCGATGTCTATATTTCAGAATGGGCATGGCTAGAATTGCCAAAAGAATGGGTAGATATTGCGTTAAATATAACGTTACATGACCGCTGGAGAAGGACTTTTTACTCATCACGTAGTGAACTAGATAACAGCGGAGACTTAAAATACCACATCTTTGATGGTGACAAAGTGAATGGTGAGCCCACTTTTTTCGACCGTGTTAACGGTTGGGATGTTCCCGAAATTATCAATGTAAATAATATGATTGGTCATTTTGAGTGTCATGATAGATGGGGGGAAGAGATACTTTGTAAGTTAAATTATTAATATAAAATAAAACCATCGTTCATACATGTGATGGTTTTAACATTTATTATCACTTAGGGGTTCACAAAAATCACAAAGCTATTATACTGTTTATTCATACAGCATTCTTTAAGGGTATGATAATGACAGATAATATAAAAAGCATGGAAGCATTTGAAAGAATAGCTCTTATCGCAAAAGTAGGCAGTTTTGATTCTTTCACATCACAGGAAAAAGATATTGTTTTATCATTAATATTTGAGTTAGCCGACAATGCCAGAGTGGATTTATTGGAAAAAAATAAGCCACAAAATGTGGCTCAATAATTTAAGCAATGGGCGCTTTGAGTAAATCAAGCGCCATTTGTTTATTATCTGGTAGCAGTTTATCAATCATTTTATTCACGTCTTTGGCGCTAGGACTTAGTGTGTGACTAAAAGTGACGTTTAAAACGAAAGTCATTCCGCATTCTAAGTCTGTGCATTGACAATAAAGGTCAGCAAATTGGCGATGTTTTCTATTTGTTGTTCTTATGATTGCCTTTTCACCGCACGCGGGACAGAGGACTTTCATCACTTTCATATTACGAACTCCAAAATAATCGAACTGACGTAATTTTACCTTTTTTTGCCTCATTCTGCACCCAAACTGTCGTTATCTTTCTTAAAGTTGATATGCAAATGTGACGGTATTTCAGGGTCACTATTGACGGCATTCTCAAACATGCGTTGCACAGGAATAACCTCATCTTGTCGATAGGCTTCACGGGCTTTGATTGGGTCACCTAAACCGCCAACGTTGCCAGGAATGATACCAGCTAACCCCGCAGGGAATCGATGTGCAGTTAAAACATCTTGCGCGCTGATATTTTTAACATTATTAAATTCATCCTTTGCCGAAATATCACCAATCGGCATAAATTTTATGCCTTCAGGGTCGCCTTTGGGAATATGCACAAACATAGTGGAAAAATTACCAATGCCCTTGCTACCTTCAAGATTTTTAATGATTTGGGCTTCCACTTCATCGGTGAGTGAGGGGTCATTACAATAAAATACCCCACCAGTATGTGCCCCGTTATGATAATAACGACGACGGAAAATAGTCGCTTCACTGTTTAACAATGCTGAGTGAATACCTGCGATATAATCGGGAATGCCGTAAACTTGTTGCTGTGGGTCATATTGTTTGATGAAAATCACATCTTCAGGGGGATAAGATAATGGTTCACCTTCAATTAAAATCACAAAATCCCCATCTTTACGGCAACGTAGGAAAAGAGACGGTAAAACAAATAATTGAACAACATTTCCCCAGTAATCTCTGACTTTTAAAATAGCAGTATCACCAAACGTGAGATAACACATTACTGAGGCTTTTAGTTGTTCATGACTGAGCCCACCGCCTAAAAAATCCGATAAAATCATATTTTGGCGAGCATAAAGAACGCCACCATGCTGTGCATTGAGATTAACTAACTGAGCTAATGCGGTTCTATCAATGGGTAATGAATAGTGATCATGTTGATTGTCATACCAGATGTTTTGATAATCTGTATGCGTTGTTAATATCGGTTCGGGTTTGCCAATGGTAACAATACTCATATTTTTTTTAGGAGTATTGGAAGTTGAAATAGAGAGGTTCTTCCGTGATTTTTTCTTAGCCATTACGATGCCTTTGGAAATATCCATTTAGATTTACGTTGATTATCAGTGTTTAACGGTTCGTTAATTACTGCGTGAGAAATAGCCCAAAAGGCGTCAGCATGTCCAGTTTCAACACTTCGGTCTGCGACAAATGTCATTACGCCCCCTTTACTGGTAGTATCTCTGTGAATGCCCAGAAAACTGGCTGTAATTTCCTTTTGTTCTTTATCCCATTCAATGCGTTCCTCATCGACTAAATCAATCATTTTCAAAACAAGTTGAGTTTTCATTGTGAGACTGTAATTAATTTTCATAGTCTCCCTGGGTGCGAATGCTTCAACCATGTCATATACACCGCTTCCAAGTCCTGAAACATCTATCCCGATATGAGTAAATCGGTAGCGTTCATACAGTTCTTTTATATGATACATTTGGCGTTTCCATGCCATGCCTTGCCAGTAATGAACAGCGAGAACGCGAAACCTTTCTCCAGGTGAAGAGGGCGGAGCTAAAATAGCAAATGCGGAGGTATCACCTGAACGGGCAGGGTCATAACCGCCCCATACTTCACGATTACCAAAAGGACGTGGAGCATTGGGGTCATAGTCTTCCCATAGACCCACATCAACCCAGCATTTCTCTAAATCGTTATATTTAAAAACAGATGCGCCACTATCAACAAAGACGCACATATACAACATATTGAAGGTATCTTTGTTATAGCGATTACGAAGTTTTTCGATTGATGCCAGGTTAAAACCGCCCTTGATAGCATCTTCTAACGTAATGACGTAACGCCATTGCCCATCAGGACAATCGCGTCCACCGTCCTGCATTTCTTTAAATGTAGGAAATTTGATATTTTTACGGGCTTTTTCTGTACCGCGCCACTCGTCGCCCGTCCAAAACGGGTATGCGGGATGGGTTTTTGAGCTAGGCGTAGAAAAATAGGTTGTGCGCCATTTATCGTGGGTTGCCATTGCAGAGGCAACTTCATTTAAATGTTTAAAGTTAGGCACCCAAAAATATTCGTCACAATAAAGATGACCTGAATAGCTTTGCGCGGTGTTTTTATTGGTGGATAAAAAGCGAAGTTCTGCGCCATTGCTTAAACGAATCGGGTTACCCGTTAATGTCACCCCGAAAAATTGCTCTGCAATATTGACAATATATGAGCGGAAAACCTCGGCTTGCGGTTTTGAGGCCGATAAAAAGATTTGTGGGTCACCCGTGAGTACCGCATTTTCCAGCGCTTCAAACGCAAAATACCAAGTCGCCCCAATTTGGCGTGACTTTAAAATATTACGAATGGATTTTTTAATGTTATTGCGTAAATGTTTTTGATAGCCAAAAAGCATTTTGTCAGCGAATTGCTGAAATTGTTCTTCTGTTAATTCAGAAATATCATTCTTACGATAGCGTTTTTTCTTCCTTGGTTCACCATCGTCAGACTCATTATCATTTGAGTAGCTAGATTGATTATTTTGTGCTTTTGCCTGTGCCAGCTTCTCTGCGTGTTTATTTTGTTGCGCCATCAATTTGATATGATGGTTAATTAAACGGTCTAACTCCTCTTGTTCAAAAACAGTTTTATTGTTTCGCTCACTGAGCAAAATAATGCGTCGATTAATCGCATCTAAAACCGATTCATGACTGAGTAAATCCTGCCAATTCCCTTTTTCAGCCCAATAGTAAACGATCCGCCTATTCGGCAAATTAAGTTCTGTTGCAATTTCTGCAGGAGTATAGCGTCGCAAGTACAGCGATTTCGCTACTCCTATTAATTCATCTGAATATCGTGAGTTCGCCATAATGTAAAACATTATGCCGAGTCACAGCCTATCTGGCGTTGCCACAAATTTGGTTATGCGCCATATCCAAATTTAACCATTCGCCCACCTGATGGAATTTCGCAATACTATTGACTCAAACGGAAGTGATGAAAATACCCACGGATGGGGGATGCTATGTAATGTCACAATTAATGACAAATTGGCTTTGTATCGCAACAGCGGGAGATACGGTTGATGGTCGAATTATTGAGGACAGTTGGATTTTAGATTCTGCTGAACTTTATGACCGCCAACTCTATACCGCGTGTATTTGGCCAGAGCATGAGCGCTGGTTCGGTTCGATGGGCGAAGTATTAGAGTTAAAAGCCGAACGTGACGAAGAAGGAACGTTAAAACTTTATGCTCGGCTACGTCCTAATCAGCATTTACTGCAAGCGAATCGTGACGGCCAGTTGCTTTTTACCTCCGCAGAATTTACCCCGACAGGCAATTTTCGCGGAACAGGGAAAACTTATCTTGAAGGGCTGGGCGTGACTTGTTCGCCAGCTAGTGTCGGAACAGACCGACTGCAATTTAATAAAAACGGTAAGAAGTTTCGCTATGGTGCATCAAAACCGTTGGTTATTGATGAGGTTAGAGAATTTAAGGAAGAAAAAATGCCAAAAGGAAAGGGAAAAAACGTATTTCGTAGCATTTTCGGTATCGAAGAGCCGAGCGTCGATGATGTGCCGGAGGAAGTTGGCGACAAGGATGCAATGCAAGCACTTGCAGAAGCATTATCTGAAATTGAAATTCGTGTTACAGCAATTGAAACAAAACTGGAATCAACAACGGAAAAAGTAGACGACGTTGAAGAGGATGTAGAAGTCATCAAAGATGCTGTTGATACACCTGAATTTAAACAGTTGAAAGACAATCTGTCTGATATTTTAGGTAAATTCAGTAAGTTGGATGGTGTGGCAACGCGCATCCCTGGTAAAAACCCACGCGGTAGTAAAGAAAAACGCTTTGCTAATCTCGTGTAAAAGGGAGCGATAATAATGTCACAACTTAATGAACGTGCAGATAAGTTTTTAGCGAGTTATGAAAATGCATTAGCAAAATCGTTCAATGTTACTAATGTTAATCGCTATTTCAATCTAACAGACCCGCAAGAAACAAGTCTGCGTGATGCATTATTAGAAAATGCGGATTTTTTAAATTTAATTACCACGGCTGACGTTGACCAAATGCAGGGGCAGGTTGTTTCTGTGGGTAACCCTGGCATTTTTACGGGGCGTAAAAAAGATGGTCGTTTTTTACGTCAAACCAATATTGATGGTAATAAATATCAATTAGTTGAAACCGATTCAGGGGCTGGATTGCGCTGGGATTTATTATCCGTTTGGGCAAACTCAGGCGGTGAAAGTGAATTTTTCGAGCGTATGCAAGGGTTTATGTTGCGTTCTTTTGCTCTTGATATGATCCGTATTGGTTGGAATGGTCAATCTGTTGCAGAAAATACTGACCCAGTTAAAAATCCAAACGGTGAAGATGTCAATAAAGGCTGGCATCAAATTGCTAAAGATTGGAATGGGGGTAAACAAGTTCTTACTGATGCAATCACATTAGATGATAACGGTGATTATCGTTCGCTAGATGCGATGGCATCAGACCTTATTAATACCTGTATTCCTGTTGAATTTAGAAATGACCCGCGATTAGTCGTATTTGTCGGTGCTGATTTGGTTTCTGCAGAGCAATACCGTTTATATCAATCAGCCGATAAACCGACTGAAAAAATTGCTGCACAAATGCTCGGTTCTACGATTGCTGGCCGTCCTGCCATGATACCACCATTTATGCCAGGTAAGCGCATGGTCGTGACTATTCCAAGTAACCTGCACATTTACACTCAACGGGGTACTCGTCAGCGTAAAGTGGAATTTGTTGAAGACCGTAAACAGTATGAAAACAAATATCTACGTAATGAAGGCTATGCACTGGAATATCCAGAATTATATGCCTCTATCGACGAATCTGCCGTCACTATCGGTAAAGTAACTGAGTTACCTGAAAAAGTAGAAGGTTAAGCGTCATGTTATCACCCGCTCAAAGACACAAACAAAAAATTGAAATGCAACAAAAGCTCGAGCAGCGACAGGCAGTTGCCATTGCTGACGGTGAAAGTATGCATCTTCAAGCGCGTGCCATTGAGCGGGATGTCAAACGACTGCGATCACTCAATCAAACGTATGAACGTGTGGCCATGAAACGTGATGAATTATTGCCCATGTATCTACCGACGGCACAACGCTATTTAGATGAAGGCGAGGTGTATCAAAACCCGATTTTTGTGTATTGCGTCATTTGGCTATTTGATGTGGGGGAGTTCGATAAAGGACTGGACTGGGCGGATATCGCCATCGCGCAAGGACAGCGCACCCCTGACAATTTTAAAAGCGGTTTCCCTGCTTTTGTGGCTGATACCATCCTTGCATGGGCACAGTTAGAAGTGGAAGCAGGAAACCCTATTGAGCCTTATTTTTCAAGGACATTTAAGAATGTCACAGAAATTTGGCGAGTTCACGAAAAAATACAAGCGAAGTGGTTTAAATTCCACGCGTTAGAGTTATTAAAAGGCGATGTGGGTGATGCAAGAGCCAGCGCGATTGATTGTGTTGATACGCTAAATCAAGCCGATGCTTATCTTGCCAGAGCACATCAATTAAACCCGAAAAGTGGCGTTAAAACGCATCGTTTGCGCATTGCCTCACGATTACGGGCATTAGAGCAAGAGTAAAGACTACCGCAAACCGGAGCGGGCACAGTGGAGACAAAACAATTTATTGTTTATTGGTCGTGGAAACTGGTACGCCCGCTTTTTATTTAGAGGTCAGCATGTTAAATGGCGATGGTATTACCTATAAAAATGAAGAACTGACAAATGATGAATTTTGGCCTGATTTAAATTTAGGTGATTTTCAAAAAAGTCGCGCTATTCCTGCCAATATCGATGCCGATTTTATTGCTGATGCATTATTAACCACGGTCACAGAAATTAATTGTGAATTAAAAGACGTAAAAAGTTATTGGCTATCAAAAGGTGTTAATCAGGCAAAAGATGCCCCAGGCGCAAAAATAAAAGGCGTTAATGCTCTTTGTGCGCAGTATAAAAAAGCGGTGTATGCCAGGGCAAAAGCGGATTTATTGGGTGAATATTTGTCGATTGTCAATCGAGCGCCCAACCCACAGCAAGAAAGCAACGAATTACGGTCACGGTTATTAGCGGAATCAACCTTTGTTATTCGCAATATGAAACAGTTGCCTCGCGTTACGGTGAAAATGATATGACCCGATTACAAAAACTGACCGCGTTCTTACGTGCAAATTTGCCTGAATCTGTGTTTGCTACGGAATTTAGTAGCGAAATGGATGAGGTGGTCTTTTCAATGGCTCATGACGATCAAGGTGAAGATGAAGCAGGCAAAAAACAATATCAAATTCTTACGCAAGAATATGACGCTGTGATTGCTTGGGGGCGTTGGCCATATCGTGAAATCGATGTGCGCTATATCCCTGTATTGATTGAAGCTTGGCGCCAAGAGTTAGAAACAGATTTTACCGAACCTGATTTTGATGAAGAACCGCCGAAAATGGATGTCGATGTGATTGATGATTACATTGCCGTAGTTGTTGTCACCATTAAGTTAAGCGACGCCATTGTGTTAAAAGAAGATGAAAACGGCATTGTGCCGTTTGATGATAAACGTTGGTCATTAGCTAACCCAGAAGTGTTATTTGCTGAAAATATTGATGTGATCCCCCGTGGTGTGAAATGAGCATTCAAGGGCAATTAAACGCAGAACAACTAAAGGCATTAAGAGCCAAATTAAAAGATTTGGAATTGCCCCAGAAAAAGCGCCAGCGATTACTTTGGCGGATTGCAAAATATGGCGTAATCGTTGCGTCAAAGCGCAATATCAGAAAACAGAGTAATCCCGATGGGAAAGCATGGCAGAGCAGGCACGGTAATTACAAAAAAAAGATGCTCCGCAATATGCCGAAAATGATGCATATCCGCGAAATGCCAGAAAAAGAGATGGTGCGCATTTATCTTAGTGGTGGCAATTATCGCAATGGCAGTAAACCTATTGATGCGAGTGTTGTGGGGTATAGCCAACAAAATGGCATGACAGCAAAAATCAGCCGTAAAAGTGCGCAAGACAGCAATATCTCACAAGGGGCACAAGATAAAAAAGCGACGCCCAAACAGGCTAAAAAATTACGCGCACTGGGTTATAAAGTGAAAAAAGGGAAACGCTGGAAAAAACCTGCCTTAAAAGAAATTACGGAAAATATGCTTTTTTTCCAGGCAGGCGCATTAATTCGCAAATTAAGCGGTAAATCCCCACAAAGTTCGTGGGAAGTGGATATTCCATCACGGGTATTTCTCGGTATCAGTGATGAGGATTTTATTAAGTCACTGGAACGACAATTACAAGGCATCGGGTACGGTGTATAGAAAGGGAATTTCATTATGTGGCCAACAGTACAGGTTAATCAACATAACCAACTTCAAGGCGAAAAAAAGGAAATTGAGCGCATTTTGCTGTTTATTGGTAAAGGAAAAACCAATGTCGGTAAAACTATTGCGGTCAATACGCAAACCGATTTCGATGATGTGTTAGGAACGCCAGATAGCCCGTTAAAAAGTAACGTGTTATCAGCAATGCGTAATGCAGGTCAAAACTGGTCGGGTTACGTGCATGTATTAGCAGAAGATGCCGAAGAATTGGCATTTGTTGATGCGGTGATGGATGCACAAGCAGTTGCCAGTTGCGAGGGTTACGTATTAGTGGGGGATGCAACAAAAGCCGTTATTCAATCAGCTAAATCCTTACGCTCAGATTTAATGGCTAAACATGGGCGGTGGTTGTTTGCCATTTTGGGTGTCGGTGCAACGCAAGACGATGAAGCGTGGTCGGGCTATGTTGAACGCTTGTCTGCTTTATCAAAAGGGGAAGCGGAATCCTCCATTCAATTGGTGCCGATGCTATGGGGCAATGAAGCGGGGGCATTAGCGGGTCGATTATGTAACCGTTCGGTGACGATTGCAGATAGCCCCGCACGCGTTAAAACGGGTGCATTAACCGATTTAGGTAGTGCGTATCTTCCATTAGACGGCACGGGGAAAAGTCTTGATTTGGCGACACTGCAAGCGTTGGAAAAACAGCGTTTTAGTGTGCCGATGTGGTATCCCGATTATGACGGACTTTATTGGTCTGATGGTCGTACCTTAGATGTTGAAGGGGGTGATTATCAGTCTATTGAGAATCTACGTGTCGTTGATAAAGTCGCGCGCACGGTGCGTATTCGTGCGATTGCTAAAATTGCTGACCGCAGTTTAAACAGCACACCGTCCAGCATTGAAGCCCATCAAGCCTACTTTGCCAAAGTGCTACGTGAAATGTCACGCAGTACGCAAATTAACGGGGTGAGTTTCCCAGGCGAAGTAAAACCACCCAAAGAAGGGGATGTGGTTATTACATGGAAAAACAAAAATAACGTTGAAGTGTATATCACGGTGCGAACTTATGAATGCCCGAAAGGGATCACCATTGGCATCCTGTTAGACACGTCATTGGAGAATGAATAATGAGTGGAAAACGGATTTCGGGGCAGTCGATTGATTTTAATATCGACGGTGATTTAGTGCATGTCGAGAAGGTCAGTCTATCGATTACAGACAATACAGGTGTCGCTCAAACCAATGGAGTGCCTGACGGTTATGTGAACGGGGATGTATCGGCAGAGGGTGAGCTGGAATTATCCACCAAGTATTTAAATGTGATTACAGCTAAAGCCCGTAGTGCAGGCTCTTGGCGTGCTATCCCCTTAGTCGATTTGATGTGGTACGCAAAAGCAGGGACGGAAGAACTTAAGGTTGAGTCTTTCGGCTGTAAATTAAACGTCACCGATATTTTAGACGTTGACCCCAAAGGCGGGGCAGT